TTATACTCTGTCTGTGGTTATATATCCGTCCGCCAGACTGATTTGATACGCCCTGCCATGCTCTTCAACGGGGGCACCAAAGTAGTTCCGCCATTCCTCCGGAAGATAGGCTTTGGGCTTCTTCGATCCTACGAACAATTCAAAATCGGAAAGTTGGAACAGAAACAGCACCTCACCATCACAGGTAACCGGCTTACCCAGAATTTTATAACGATAACTGGGATTCCACTGCATCAATTCAAAGATTTTAGCTGCAAACACCTTACACAGCAGGTCTCTGTTTTTCAGTTCCTTTTCTCCGCCGCCATTGGCCCAACGAAGGCAGTCCGGGGTATCCGGATCGCAGGGACGGATAATCAACCGTCGCTCTTCCGGGTGGATAAGGATCTGAATATACTTCACACCAGGGAATTTGCGGAGACAGGCCATATTGAATTTAATACGGCTGTCCCAAACCGTTATGGCAGGTTCTCTGGTGTGGGCAAATAGCTCTGCCTTCGTCACCTGGTAGCCTGCCAGGTCTACCACTTCCTGCTCTTCTTCCGGCGCACCCGTAATCGGTTCGCTGTTTTGAAACAAGAAGTCCAGCTGATTATTCTCCATGTCTAGAACCAACTCTCTTTCTTAAATTTATTACACTCTGCTCCAGTTCCGTATCGCTCATGATCGGATGCTCGAAAGATCCCGGTGCCAGTCTACTGGGTTCATGAACTTTCCAGTCCGACCTGGGAGCAAGGAAATAGAAGCTGTTGTTCAGGCTATATTCGTAAAAATCCTCACCGAAAGAATCATTCCACTCCTCCGGGCAAAGGTCGACCCTGCGTCTCTGAGAGGTTTCAGAGCCATCTTCCGGATCACGCTCAAGGAATGCTGCCGGTACTGCATTGGTAAGGTTAAAAACAATGATCTGATCCGAGCCTCTGGCAACCCAGGTACCGCGAATGCGATACAGATAATCAGGATTCCAGTCCATGATCTGAAACAGTGCATTTCCGAAATGCTGACAGTTTATGCTTTTCTGCACTAACGCTTTCTCCGAATCCGGTCTCCAGCGAATGCTGTGAACATCACCCTCTTTGCATGGGCGAATCGCAATCTTCCGCTCAGATGGATGTAACAGCAGCTGGATGTGCGGCACATCATAGAACTTCCGCATACACTGCACATTGAAGGAAATCTTATTGTTGGTAACCGTAATACTGGGACATTCTGTTCTGGCCGTCATAAACTGGCCACGAACCACCTGGTAGCCCTCCAGGTCGAAAGCAGAGAAAAGGCTTCTCCTTACCCGTCGGAAATCTCCACGTGTATCCACGCTGTTGGAAGCGTCATAATAGGTTGCGGGATCATCATTGATCCAATGATGATTAATGGGTACATAGCCCCTAAAGATGCCATCACCTATGACCTGCATGGTAGGCAGTCGGCCCCGGACATGATGTTTCCTGTTTTCCAGAAGGATCTGTGCCGCCTCAAATGTTTCAACGGAAACGATAGCCTCATGCTGCCCGGTGTACAGATACTGGTCACGATCCTGCCGGTTCTTTTTATGCTTATGCTCATACAGATCCGCAGTGAATGTCTTCCAAGTAAGAACACTGCCACAATATCGTTCATTACGGAGTATGTAGTTGATGGAACCTTCGCTCCATTCTGTACTGCCCGTTTTAGTGGGGCATTCGATATCCGTCAGCAGCGTTGCAATTTCCTTTGTTGATTTACCGGCCAGGAAAGAGTTAAAAATAAAGCGGACAATTTCTGCCTCTGACTCCACGACCTCTAGCTTGGCATACTTTATGTACCGGCCGGTAACATCCCTTGGACGCTCATATCCAAGCAGTGCCGGTGTCAGCAGTTTTCCGTCCTTAAAGCGTTGCCTCAATGACCAGTTCATACTTTCGCTCTTCTTTACAGATTCTTCCTGTGCAAATGTGGCCAGGAAAGACAACATCAGTTCAGAGTCCTCTGAAAGTGTATTCAAATTGTCCGTTTCAAAAAAGACACCCACCGGAGGATTCTGACGCTTCAACTTTCGAACCAGGGATACACAGTCAACCAGATTTCTGGCAAAACGGGACACACTCTTCGTTACGATCAGATCATATTCACCACGCTCACAGGCAGCGATCATGGCATTAAAATCATCACGCTTTTTCATGGATGTACCGGAAATACCTTCATCGGCATAAATTCTGCGCAGATCCCAGTTCGGGTGGGTGCCAATCAGCTGTTCGTAGTGTGCCTGCTGTAATTCAAACGAAGACAGCTGCTCGTCATTGTCTGTTGAAACACGGCAATAAGCACATACCCGAAAAAGCCGATCCTTGCCAAAAATATCATCCTTCGGTTTTGCCGGGATGAATAACTTCTCGCCGATGGAGGACTGGCGATATATCTGACGCTGCGCCTCTCTATCAGCACCTCTCATTTAGTGTTCATCTCCTTCTTCAGTAATGCTTATCGTATTTCCGGGCAAATGCCAGTACCATGCATTGCCCTTTTTAATGGATTCAATACCCAAGTCGTGCTTTACACGCATGGCTGTTCGTTTTGGTATCCCAGACTCTGACAACAGATCCAGGATCTCGGTGCTGGGATAATCCTTTGTCTGCAACACAGAGTATATAAGACTACCGATCCTATCTCTTCTGCTTTCTGGATAATCATCATTTAATTCGTCATCAAAGACCTCATATTTACCATGCCATTGAATGTTACCGGCCTCATCAAAAGAAAACGCAATGGAACTGCCTTCCGGGGCCAGACTGCTCTTAATGGGTTGCATATAGCGAATTGTCCCATCATCTTTATCTCTTCCGATCAGCAGCACGCTCCGTGCGATTGCAGCGATATCGATCGTCCCCAACCCTCGATACAGGTGCTTGCTGCCACCGGACTTATTCAAGTGTCCTACCAGTACTATGGCGCACTGCCTGCGTTCGGCAATATCAGAAAGCCGTCCCAGTATGAGCCTCATTCTGCTTGCACTCTGCATATCGCCATCCTGTGCCAGGAATGACTGTATCGGATCAAGAATCAGAAGCCGGGCATCGGTTTCTTCCAGAACCTTCTCTATTCTGTCATCCTCAAAAGTAAGGGCAGACTGATCTTCCACGATATAGGCGACCCTAGTACAATCAGCACCGGCTGCGGTCAGCCTGGGTTTTATCGTATCGGCCACATTATCTTCCGAGCATTGATAGACAACAGTAATAGGTGCAGCAAGCCTCGATCCATCCGGGAGTGGTGCACCTTTAGATACAATAGCCGCTACATTCAGCATAAATGTAGACTTACCTTCTCCCGGATCACCCTGTACGATCGTTATTTTCCCAAACGGGATATATGGATACCACAGCCATTCAATAGTTCTCTGCTGAACGGCATCATAGAATTCATACCTCAGTTCATGACTCACGATCGATTTCTCCTCCCGGTATTCTTGCAATCAGATTTTGACCAGGTGGGTCAAAGAGGTTCACCCAATCTTCGTCCAGAACGCTAGCTATTCGCCTGGCAGCTTCTACCGTCAGCTTCCGTTCTCCGGTTTCGTATCGGCTGATCGTCGCAGCAGACACACCCATGGCTTTGCCCAAATCACGCTGAGAGATTCCTCTCTGTTCCCTGGCAAGCCTTAGTCGATTCATTTTCATACCCCCTTGTTGCCAATATGGTACTAGTATAGTGCCATATTGGCAACAAGTCAATAAGAAATGTGCCAAAATGGCAATATACTTTTTGCCAGATCGGTACTACAATAGAGCCATAGGAGGAATCCGATATGAAACTAAAGGAACTGCGCCTGCAAAAAGGATTTACCCAGCGTCAGATCGCTGACTATATTGGCTGTCTGCCCTCTGTCTATTCCCGCTATGAAAATGGTGACCGGGAGCCTTCTATCGAGGTTCTTATTCTTCTGTCCCGCTTTTTGGGTGTGAGCATCGACTGCCTGGTCGAAAACGAAGTTGCTGACAGTAGTCAGGAACTCTCCGCTTATGAGATTGCTCTGATCAATGCTGCCAGAGATGCAGATGAGCGTGCCCGTGAAGATGCGTTGAATATGCTTCTGTCTCATAAGATTTCTGCAAAGAACTAAATACAACAATGCCATAGAATATATGCCAAGAGTGCCGTGGCATTCTTGGCACCCTTGGCATTCTTGCCGTCCGCGTCGTCCACCTTTGGTGGGCGATTTTTATATTTCTATGGTTCTGCCGTCTTTGAAGCGGAACACCATGCGTCCACCATTAAATACAACAACCTTCTCAATAACATCGAGCCAAACTCTTGGATCAAATTTCTGCAGTTCGCCATTCTGGCTCACAACTGTTTTCATATACATCTGGATCTCCTGGAGTCTGGCTTGCCGGTCCTGTCGCTTCCTCTTCAGTTCTTCCATCTGACCTGCAAGGATTTCATAACGATCTACCAAGGCTGTGTACCGTTCGATATATTCTCCCTGTGGCATCGCAACCGCAGCATTTTCAGCCACAATTTTCCTGGTCAATTCAACGACAATTTCCTGTTCACTCTGTAGCTTTACCAACTCCTCATCCATAGAACTAGTATCGGTGAGCAGCTGAAGCATAGCCGAGCAATCTTCCAGTAGAGACTCTCTGTTTACCATGATCTGATTGTAGGCCCGCAGGAACTTCTCCTGGATCTGTCTTTCATCAACATGAGGAGTGGTACATTTACCGTCACGGTATTTTCCGTTACACCGCCAGATCACCCTCCGGTACTTATCTGTGGAGTTCCACACCTTTACTCCATAGACCTCTCCGCAGTCGCCACATACAATTTTCCCGGAAAGGACGCTTTTTCCGCTGTATTTGTTACCCATGGCTTGTCTACGTTGGATTTCCGTCTGGACTCTGTCAAAGAGTTCCGGTGCAATGATAGCCGGATGACTATCACGAACATAATACTGAGGAACTTCTCCCTCATTCACTTTGCACTTCTTCTCCAGAAAATCCACCGTGAATGCTTTCTGTAGGAGTGCATCGCCCTTATACTTTTCGTTTGTAAGAATGCTCCGCACTGTAGATCCCTGCCATACTGTTTTGCCACTTGGTGTGGTATGCCCTTCCTCAGTCAACCGCTTGGCGATGCTCCAGGGTGTCATGCCCAACATGAACAAATCATAGATGTACCGCACCGTTTCCGCTTGCTCCGGAATGATCTTAGGCAACCCATCGGGTCCCTTCTCATATCCAAGAAAGCGTCCGTATGGTAAGCAAACCTTACCATCTGCAAATTGCTTTCTCCGGCCCCAGGTCACATTTTCGGATATGGATCGGCTTTCTTCCTGGGCAAGGCTAGACATGATGGTAATCAGCAGCTCACCTTTGGAATCCAGGGTATAGATGTTCTCCTTTTCAAAGTAAACCTCCACACCCTTTTCCTTCAGCTTTCGGACAATGGTCAAACTATCGACCGTGTTTCGGGCAAAGCGGCTGACCGATTTAGTGACAATGAGATCAATCTTTCCGGCCAAGGCATCGGAAATCATCTCATTGAAACCGTCACGCTTCTTTGTGTTTGTGCCGGAAATACCCTCGTCACTGTAAACCCGGACAAATTCCCAGTCGCTGTGACCTTTAATGTACTGGGTGTAATAATCGATCTGAGCCTCATAACTTGTGAACTGCTCATCACTGGCAGTTGAAACACGTGCATATCCTGCAACTTGCTTTTTCCGAACTGAGGCCGTTGGCATCCGGGTTATGGGATTCATAGTCGCCGGAATCATTGTAACTTTAGCCATGCTGATACCACCAATCCTTTGTTTTCTGACTTGCTGCAGCTCGTTTTTCCGGTGTCCAGCTTAAGCATCTGGAGCGATCCGACCACTTCCGTGTAATTGTCTGTCCATCCAACAGCCTGTATATCAGTCGGTTGCCATTGAGAACTGTTATCTCCTGCAGTTTTCCATTGGTTAGCGCCGTCGTGATTTTCTTCGTACCCAAAACCACTGCTGTGGATTCTATCAATACATCCTCCGGGATTTGTTTGGAAGCACAGGCCTTTTTGCCACGCATATTAAAGGTGCTACAGATCCAAACCGGACCAGTGGCTGTAATCTTCCGTCTGTAGTTCTTGCCGCAGACCTCACATTTCAAAAGACCCGTGAATGGATACACCGGTTTTTTCTTAACCTTACGGACAAACCGATTGGCCCGGCGCTCACGCTCCCGCTGTGCAGCCTGGAAGGTCTCCATGTCGATGATCGGGTCATGGGCATCTTCAACCAGAAATTTGGGAAGCTGACCTTCGTTCTTCACCATTTTCTTGGTCAGATAGTTTGAAGAAAAGGTTCTCTGCAAGACTAGGTTGCCGGTATATGTGTAATTCTTGATCGTCCGGCCAATGCCAGTAGATCCCCACTTTGTTCCCCTGGGGGAAATAAATCCTTCTTCATTCAGACGATTGGCAATCTTCTCATAGCCGTCACCTGCAAGGTACTCATGGAAGATCCTGCGAACCAATTCTGCCTCCTCCGGAACAATCTGAAACTGTCCGTCCCGCAGCCGGTATCCCAACATATAAGAACTCCAGGGGATGCCCTCCTCAAAGTTCTTACGGACACGCCACTTCATATTCTCGCTGACCGATCTGCTTTCTTCCTGTGCATAGGATGCCAGGATCGTCAGTAACAGTTCGCCATCAGCACTCATGGTGTGAATATTCTGCTCTTCAAAATATATGTCCACACCCAATTGTTTCAGTTCCCGGACCGTTTCCAGAAGTGTAATTGTATTTCGTGAAAAACGGGATATAGACTTTGTAATGATCATGTCCACTTGTCCGGCCCTGCAGGCTTCCAACAGCCGTTGAAACGCTTCCCGGTTGTCCCTGGTGCCGGTCAGTGCCTCGTCTGCGTATACTCCACAGAATTTCCACCCAGGTTCTTTCTGGATCATCTCACTGTAATAGCTTACCTGGGCAGATAGTGAATGAAGCATGGCATCTTTTCCGGACGATACTCTGGCATAAGCAGCGACATTTTTCAGCAATGAAATAACCGGTCTTGAGAAAATAACCTGCTCTATTTTTCGTTCCATCAAAATCCCTCCTATCATTGGATTTGTCCTATATTCCCTCTAAAACCAGTAATTATCAAGGGATTTCTGCAACATATAGTAGACAAATCTAAGGAATATTTCTGTGCAGTTATTCTATCAATATCATAGTATTCATCCTGAGTAATCAGTCCTTTTTGGAACAAACCCATGGCCACAGCCATGGCGGCACGATAGGCATTCAATGCGTCATTCATGCCCCCACCACCTTCCTGCGATGATCTGCGAAGCAGTGCCGGGAGCAAAACTTCTGAGAAGGTTTTCCATATACAGAAAACTCCCTGCCACAGCACTGACAGAGCTTCGTATGGTAGGTCTTCCGCTGCATCTGCCTGCGGTTTTTCTTCCACCAGGCCATTCTACAATCATCCGAGCAGAACAGCCTGCGCCGCTTACCGGGAGTCATTGATAGTTCCGATCCGCAATGCTTACATACATTATCCGGACTTGATTTAGCGCGCTTTTCCAGGACTGTGCCAACGGGATGACGCTGACAATAGGATTTGACTGTATTAACGGACAGCCCCAATTCCGCTGCAATGCGTCTATAACCAAGTCCCTGTAACTGCAACGCATGAATGCGTCTCATTTCAGCTTTTGTCATCTGCTATTCCTCCTTCTGAGGGATCTCCTCATAGGTAGGTCACGGCAGAAGAAAAAATTGAGGTTTTTCAGAAAAATAATTTTATATTCGTTCTATTGGAACTATCTGTTCGGCACACCAGCTCCTGTTTCAATTCCCGACAGCAAAGTATAATAACTCCAGAACGATACACTAGTTCTGGAAGGAGGGATTCATGTGAATCTGCGTGCGATTGGAGCCAGAATTAAAGCTGCCAGAGAACGGGCCGGTATTACTCAGGAAGATCTGGCTGCAGAATTGGAAATGAGCCCCACTCACATCAGCGTTCTGGAGCGTGGTCTGAAAGCACCCAAACTGGAAACGCTTGTAAATATCGCAAATGCCCTCCATGTATCATCGGATATGCTTCTTCAGGATGTTGTTCTGTATGCAGCAGACGGCCTTGCTTCTGAATTGTCAGCTACGATCAGCAAACTATCTCCCAAAGAGCAGGAACGTGTCCTTAATGCGATCCGAGCCCTAACCGAATAATTAAGAGAGCCTCGTGCTCTCTTTTTTCTTTGCTACACGCTTCGACTGACTTCGACACGAGATGTTATATATACTCGTTCTATAAGAACTAGTTCTAATTCTTATAGCTCTAGCTCTTAAAATCTGAAATTCAGAAATTCATAAAAAAGGAACGAGATTATATGACACAGATTGACCACATCATATCCCGGATGACGGGCACCACTGTCCTGAATGCATTGGCGGATGCCCTGCGGGAATACTCCACAGAGTTCCCTGAAGAGGAAAATAACTACCATAAGGCTGTTACCTTTCTCCGCGAAGCCCTCCCTGTAGACATGAGTCCCACCTTGGACGAATTCCTCGCAGCAGAAGAAGCAGATATTGTCTCCCGGATCTTATATGCAGGCTATAATGGTTTCCGTGTAAATGCGGAAAACTTTCATCATCCCTTCTCTATTGACTTTACACGGATGGACTACTTCGACTGCGTGAAAGACCACATAATCGGTCACTTCCCGGTAAACTATGAATCAGCCAGAACCATGGAAGCATTCTACAGAGCCTTACCCGATGATCTCCATGCCACATACGAAAACATCACGAACTATTACATTCATATGGAATGTGCCGGTCCCAAACTGGCCCACTATGCAGGTTATCTCATGGCCAACAAGCTACTGCCCTGGGTAGAGCCTGGTTACCGCGAGGATTGGCATCAGACGCTAATTTATGATCACCAGATTAGAGAATATTTCGGAATAAATTCCATATAAATAAAAAATGCCCACCAAGTACTACTTTCTCAGTAGAACTCGGTGGGCATCATTAATTATTATGTTTTATCTGAGCCTATTCTAAATAGTCCTTCCGGGGATGATGGGGTATCATCCATCTCAGGTGCTTCATAATACATCCTGCCAATTATTGCAAGTAAGTAATAGCAGGTAGAAATTGTGCTACTCAAGTATGCAACAATCAATCCCGCACTGTTGGATAGCATAGGTAATGTCATAATGTTTTTCTCATCTACTATGCCACCCAGAATGGTAAAGAAAACTATGACAATCAGTGCAAGAATAAGCGTTTCTGTATATCGCCATCGTAATTCCTGTAGACCACCTTCGTTTCGGATATCCTTCATAATTGCGCTTGAAGTGGCACCGACAAGGATCGTCACCGCAGCCAGTATAAAACCCGAAATTGTAGTAGCCGATGTGATAATGGAATTAAGGAGAAACTCAAAGTGTGGGAAAGTCACATCGGTAATTCCGAGTCTTCCAATAAGAACGTATGTTACAACTCCGAGAATTACTGGAATGGATACAGCAATAATCGTATTCTTTTTCATAGCTCCCCCTTTCCAGGGTTTATATTAAACCCATTTTTTCTTTATACTCGCCGAGGCAAATTCGATACAGCTTTTCATGGGTAATGGGACTTTTTCTAGAGAATTCAACTGAAACCAGGAAATGGTCACGGTCATCCAGTAGATTGATGGTCTCAAAACCAACATCTTCATCCTCGGCAGTAGATACTTTAAGCATAGTTGTGCCTGTGTAGTCATATGCCTCACGAATCAGTTTTGTAGTTTCGTGTGGATTCAGTCTGCCGAACTTCTGTCTACCGAATCCGAGTTCAATTTTCACAACTCTACCCTGGTAATTGCCGAATTGATTCAGGATCTTTGCAAGCGTTTTATCTTGGTCATCATCTGTGAGATGATCACGATCAGCAACAAGAATGAATTTCCTGTACAGATTCGATTCAGCAATTTTGGTAATGCGTGAGCCGCTAAGAACAGGTGCCATAACAACATGATGCCCTTCCGGTAACAGTAGCTGGATAAACTGCTCCAACGCCTTTATGGATGTGCCATAAATGTTCCGTTGCATATAAAGAACACAGTTTTCTTTATCATACAGCATTGTGGTAGATTCGGCAGGGTACTGATTGTCTTCCAATTCAATCAGTGCGAATGCACCATCATCATCTGCAATTCCGGGCAGAATCTTCTCTCGCAAATGCAAAAGTTGTATTTCCCACACATGGAGATCCTCATCATACTTGCATACATGGAACATATGCGTATCACCGGCGATTTTTCTCTTCGACTCAGAAAACGGATGTTTAGCCACTTCTGTTAAAAGTGGATGTAAATCAAATGCTTTATCGTGAGTCCGACCATCCTTATCTACATAAGAATAGCGCGGCTTAAAATGATCAAACTGAACAGTTTTCTTTGAATTTGCCACATTTATCCCTCCAGTATGCAAATTATAACATACCATAGGGAAATAAAAAAGGTTGTTTCCATAAAATTTACATTATTCGTCAGTAGGGATCTTAAGTTTCATGCCGACATAAATGGTATCGGTGGTCAGTCCATTCAAGGTCTTAATTTCCCTGTAACGGCTGCCGTCACCCAGATATGCTTTGGCAATCTCAAACAGCGTATCGCCCCGGACAACAGTGTGTACGCGATTGGTCTCCTCCGGATCGGCGGTAGGAGCCTTCTCTGTCACAGGGTAGATCGCAATACCGTCATCGGTGAAAACGCTGTAGCCGGGATTCTTATCCACACGCTTCTTTGCGTTGGAAAGGAAACGATATGCACCGATCTGGCCCCGGTTGCCGTCTGCCCAGTTGCGGCGGACACGGTAGTAGCCCTCCGTCAATCGTTCGGGGTATTCCTTCTCAGGAACCGGTGCAGGGGTAGGTTTCACTTCGGGTGTGGTTTCCTGTTCCGGAGTTGTACCCAGAGCGGCGGTCACCCTGGATGCCAGATCGCCCAGCCGGGAGAACAGCCAGTCACCGGGACAGCTTTTGTTGGCGAACCATCTATGGACGGTCAGGAGCATCTCATCGGCGGCGGGTTCATAAGCCAGGGCGGTCGCCTTATCGGCATACCACAGCAGCTTCGTCTTACCGTTTCTCAGGCAGATGTCCGTGCAGAGTTCTACCAGAGCAGCGTACACCGCATCATACATGGCATAAGGATGCTTGGTATCGGAGGCGCATTCGATGGTAATCGCTCTTTGGTCATTGTCCCGATTACTGGTACACCAGCTGCGGTTGGACTCCGGACAGTACATACCTACCCGGCCATCCTTGTCGATGCCGTAATTAGAAGATGCCTGCCGGTTGGGATCGGCAAAAAGCGCACCCAGGCTCTCTGCCGTACACTGCCCCACCACACAGTGGGGTGTAATACGGTCAATCGCATGGGTGCGCGTGCCGGAGTGATTGGGACTGAGTTTGGTATAGACCACCAGAGGACTGTTGGTGTATGCCATTTTACTCACCATCCCTCTCATGCAGCTGAGCCAGGACATCTCTCAGCTTATCAGGGATAGGCAAGCCGATATGGGCACAGTTCTCCAACATGGACACACCTTCATTAGACAGATAGAAAAAAATCACCGCTGTCCGCAGAACGTGGCCTTCACCCAGAATGTTCACGTCCAGGATATTACCGATACCGACCATGCAGAAGATCAGCACCTTCCGGCAGATGCCCCGGAAGCCAACTGCACTAGAGAGGCTGTGGTCATTGATAGCACACATAACACCGGTGATGTAATCGATGACCACAAAGGCAATCAGTGCGTACAGGAAACCATCCACGCCGCCGAGGAACCATCCACAGAATCCTCCGAGGGTCGTGAATACCATTTGCGTTGTATTCCATAATGCTTTCATATCATTTTCCTCCTTAGTTGATTAACTACAAAGGTCCCAGCCAGATCCATTGCCCACATAGGGAGCATACAGATCCCAACTGGAACCATTGCCGATATAGATTTGATAGGCTTCGTTGCCTATATAAACGAGACCCTTTGCGCCCCAGGTGGCATACAGCGTCACATTTCCCGTGGGAGTGTAACTACCGGTTGTGCCGGAGGTAGCCGTGCTACTGGTTGCCCACCCCATGAAGTCATAACCGTTCTTCGTAGGTGTCGGCAAAGTAACCGCAGCTGTTGTGGTACTACTGGAATAGATTGCATACAGCGACAGTGCGGCATTGGTGCTATAGGTTGCACCTGAGTTATAACTGGTACCGGAACCACTTGAGTTGGTGTTCCACTTACTAAAGGTGTACTTGGTGGTTCTGGTTGCCGATAGCGATCCAGTGGAGCAGGTGCCGCCATTTGCGTTCAGCGTCACCGTATACGATCCCGCAGAAGCATTGGCCTTAGTGGGCTTTGTACTGCTGATCGTAGTGGCCACATCGTGGGTCTTGTAGTGAGTGGAAGGTGCACCGCTACCGCCATTGGCATTGTAGGAAATCGCATAGGTCTTAACCGAGTAGGTAGCCACTGCGGACGGAGAAAGATTTGACGCTCCGGTATAGTACATATCGTTGTTACTCTTGGTGTAGAGGAACAAATAGTAATACGTACCCTGGCTGAAAGAGCCGCTGAAATCAAAGGTAATGGTACCGTAGGAAGTAGATTTGTAGGCGCTACTCGCTTCGCTGCCGATGGCATTATTACGGAAAGTGCTTGCTGTATCGCCACTTCCGCTATCGGTATAGGTTGTTCTCAAACTACCGTATAAGGTACCAGCGTTTGAGTTCGCCTTGTACACTTTAAAGCTTACGCTCAGATTAGTGATGCTACCAATGGCAGCAGAACTGGGTGTCTTTATTCTCAGACAGATAGTGTATTTGTTATTGCCGCTAGGATTCGAGGCAATATACAGCGAAGCACCCGTACCGGAACCAATACTGGAAAAACCACTACTGGGAAACCATGTCGCCGACTGTCGGTTTCTCCAACCGTCAACTGTTGCATTCAACGTTGCCATACATTACACCTTCTTGAAAAACAGTCTGCCTGCAGTTGCTGTGGAAGGCAGGCTTGTACCGTACTGGTTGGAACTGAGGATTGTGGCACCGGCAGCCAGAAGATTCTTCAAACCGGTAGCGCCATCCGTAGCACCAGTACCACCCTTGGCGATGGTAACTGTAGCACCAAGCTTCGCCATAGTAACGGAACTGTCTGCAATCTTCGCTGTAGTGACCGCACCATCTGCGATCTTGGCGGTTTCAACTGAGGAAGCACCCAACTTTGCCGCTGTAACAGAAGTAGCACCCAACTTATCTGTAGTGACAGCACCAGATGCGATTGCAGCCGTACCGACCGCACCGTCAGCAATCTTGGCAGCTGTTACGGCATCGTCAGCAATCTTATCCGTGGATACCGCGCCAGTAGCGATCTTGCCACTGGTAACTGCATTACTGGCGATTTTTCCGGTAACCACACAGGAAGCACCCAACATATCACTTGTGATAATCGGAATACGGACAGCCGCAGATCCGGCCCGGGAATAGATAGACGCAATGCCGGAAGTACCCAAAGCCAGAGTACAGAGTGCAAACTGGTATGTGGTGCCGGTACTGTTGATATCCTCCTGGTTGAGAGCAGAAAATCCAGTAGCCGTATTGGCATACTGGATCTGGAAATCAGCCTGTTCAAAAGTTTCTGCTGTTGCAGGTTTCGTAAGGTCAATGGTGATCAGCACCCGGGCAAATCCCGTAGTGGCACCGCTAACGATGACCGTGGTGTTGGCGCTCATTTTCATTTCCCGGCCACCGATCAGAAGATAGCCAGGAGTAATGACCAGAGATGTACCGCTGAAGGACAGTTCGCAGCCGGACATGATGCCGTCCACGATGACACAATGGAACAGATGACCATGGTCTTTAGCAGTAACTGTCTGGTTGTCAAAGTTAATGCCGTGAATGCCGGAACTCATACTTTTGCTCCTTTCAGCCGCTCCGTCAGCGTAGTAGCCAACTCGCCGCTTTTATAGTAGTAACGCGCATCACCAGAGGAAATGCCGATATAGGAAACATAGGAGGACATGAGACCTCCGTCCAGGCGGAGAACCACTGTATCGTATAGTTCGTACGGTTTGGTGCTTCGCCATTCGATTTTGTGGGAATTGGAGTTCTGGGAGAAGATATCCAGGACCTTTTCTTCCAGATCCTCCGTCTCCTCCAGAGCCAGAACCTCCCACTTTCCCTCTGCCCGGAACACCGGCTCCTCCTGCGTGACTTTTCCATCTGAAGAAAGGTAGTAGGTATGGCCTATCCCAAACTGGTAGGCAGTTACCTTTGCAATGGAGGATCGGCTGTAGGATCGGGAGATCAGCTGAGATGTGCCATCCTCAAAAATGATGTTGTGAGAAGGTCTCTGCCGGGGGTGGATCAGAATATTCAGCTTATCCCGGGATACAAAAAACAGAACCTGGACATCCCGGAGCCGGTTGACCTTCCGCATATAGGTGCGCAGGTTAAACAGGCCATCTGTGACCGTGGGGCCAAGATACTCTGTATTGTCCAGATTCGTGATCTCCAGATAAGGCATCCGGTAGTCCAGATCGCTGATATTGCGGTAATGATCAACTAGCTGCCGTTCCAGGAAAGACCCGATAGAATCTCCCTCCTCCACAAATGGAAGAAGGCGGTCGAAGGCGGCAGCAACATCAGCAACGGTAACAGTGGTCTGCATATCTGTAGGTGCAACCTGCTCAATGAGCCAGATGTGTCCATCCATGATGAGAAAATCTCCCTCGTTGCCTCTGGTGACCGTAGTGTCATACAGCAGGATCGTACCAACATCATCGGAGATGGATGCAATCGGCACATCATAATTGACTACCTCTGCGGAGACGATGGTTTTAAAGTCTTTTCTTCTTTTGATGAATGCAACCATATCAGACACTCCTAAAGTAATAATAGACTTTGACCGTGGCACGGCCTGCAATATCACTGTCGGCAGACATAAGCAGAACGCAGTCTTCATTGACCGGAACACGGGGAAACGGCTCATAAGCCAGATCCACATTGTTCAGCGCATCACTTGTTTTGCCACCTGCGTCCGTGATCTCCACCTTGCACTTTCCGTAGAATGTGGAGACGGTGAAAGATTCGTTGTCGCTTAAGGTTGCATTCAATGCACAGACACCGTAAGTGATGTTGCTAGAGCTACCCACCAGACTGATTTTGGGGTTGATGATCGCACCCTTGTAGGTCAGTTCAAATGCCGCCGGGATATGACCTCCTGCAGGAATATCTGCCGCCATGCTGCCAGCGCTGGAGGAAGAATAAATCAGATCCGCATGATAGCTGAAGGGGTACTTCAGTACAGAGCCGGACTCCGTTGACATGGACATACTGGTAGGTGCTGCCCGATACCAGGGAGACAGGCAGGCAAAGGATGCAGGAACAGAGAGCCACCGGGTATCCGTCAGTTCCGTTTTTGTAAGGTAACTGATATAGATGTCCCGGTAGAACTCTGTGTTTCCGTAAGGCTTATAGATAAGGTGAAGAGAAGCCGAGCCGCTGCACCAATCCACAAAAGAGCGGTAGTCGCCATAGGCATTGTCTCCAATGAACACCAGGTCGCAGGTTACGGTGCTTTGCGGCTCGGAATTTCTCGAAATTTCTCGAAAGAAGCCATTATGGATATCTGCAAAATCGGAGGGCATGGTCATACCCAAACCCGCCGGGTTGGACAGGAAGATTCCTTCTTCGCCGTTGAGGGGCAATCTGCTGCCGATCTCGTTTTCAAGATAAAACTTTCTCAAATTGCCGCCCCCAATCGTGCGTTGAATTTCAGATACAGATAGTCGATGGTCGCCTGATCCAGAGTCTGAGGATAGATGTTGATAGTCGTCTGAGAGTTGCCTCCGGACACACCAGAGGTACCGGCACCCGTACTGGATACACCTCTGACCGTGATTTCCGGATTCAGAGAGGTATTCATATCAGTAGCCAGATCATTGACTGCATCACTGATACCCTTGCTCATGTCCAGGGTTGCCTTGACCGCTTCGTCACCGTCACGTGTAATGGCACCAGACAAACCCTGTACCATCATCTGGCCCGCCCAATCAAACAGGTCGGAAGGGCTGTGGATGCCGAAGTAATCGCAGATACCATTCCAGATGGACTGAATCCATGCGGATACCTTCGACCAGAGCCAGCTTGCCAGAGATTGGATGCCCTGCCACAAACCACGAACGATGTTTGCACCAACGCTCTCGATCTGTCCCATGGAAGAGGTAAAGGCCTGGACAATACCACCAATAATCTGCGGTACTGCCCTGACGATCTCCACGATCATGGAGGGCAGATTCTTGATCAGTGCAACAAAGACCTGGAAGCCGGTAACGGCAATAAGGTCAATGTTATCGATGAGCGCATTAGTAATGCCACCCACGATCTGCGGAATGGCAGTAAGGATCGTGGTAATGATCTGAGGCAAAGCCTGGATCAGAGAGATCAGAAGCTGGATACCCGCCTGAACGATCTCCGGAATGGATGCCAGGGTGGCGGACACCAGATTGTCGATGATCTGGGGAATGGCGGTCAGAATGGTGGTAATGATGTGAGGTAGATCCGTGATCAGAGAACTGATCAGCTGGAAGCCGGTCTGGATGATCTTGGGGATAGACCCAATGAAGAAGGAAATGACAGAGTTGATGATGGTGGGCAGGGCTGCGATCAGCACGGGAAGTGCATCCAGCGTACCTTCCGTAAGTCCGGTCATCAGCTGTAAGGCTGCGTCCAGAACCAGGGGCATACTGTCGAGCAACCCGGTGACAATGGTCACGACCGCTTCAACTGCCGCCGGGATCAGTTCCGGTAATGCCGAGCCAAGACCTCCCACAAGGGTGGTGACCAGCAATACAGCGGCTTCCACAATAAGCGGCAAGTTATCGATCAGTGCCTGCGTTATGGTCAGGATCGCCTGTACCGCTGCCGGGGTCAGTTCTGGTAGCAAACTGAGTAGTGTGGTCAGCACAGACGAGAATAGGTCGGTCACTGTCTGAAGCACCATGGGGAGCAATTCACCCAAAGCCGTCAGAATTGTGGCTACCACAATGGGAAGCACATCCACAATATTCTGAAGGACGGGAACAACATTGTCCTTGACCGCTTCAAAGGCGTCCACCATGTTTTCGGTCAGATTCTGCATATCCGCATCAGCATTGCCCAGACCCGCAACAAAGGAGTCAATGGATGCCTTCATCAGACCGATGGAGCCGGAGATGGTCTCAGTAGCTTCTCTTTCAAAGTTGCCAGCGTACTGTTGGGTCTTTTCCAGGAAGTAGGCCATGGAGACCTCTGCCTTTTCCGCATTGGACATCTCTTTCCATGCCTTTTCATAGCCGTTGGCCATGGCATAGGCTTCCAGGGTAGTGTTGTTCATGGCAACACCCAGATTGTCCATCATGGTGTAGTTGCCTTTAGCAGCACCGGTCACCGCTTCCAGAGCGGCTTCTGTATCGATACCCATGACGGATGCCATATCTGCTGCTCTCTGCATGGCCTGGGTAGTCATCTCCAGAGACTGCTGTTGGGTTAAGCCGCTGCCCTGGAACAGAGCGCCCATCTTATTGGCGGTGGCCAGATATTCGCTCTGGGAAGTACCCATAGTGCGGTAGGCTTCCTCGGAAATGGACATCAGTTCATTGGCATAGTCACCGTAGACGGCAACCGCGCCGCCCATGTTCTGCTCCAACTCACCGAACTGCTCAATGACACCGGAGGCCAGTTTTACGGTGGCAGCACCAGCGGCAACCACAACCGTACCCATAGCCGCACCGACGCTCTTCAAAACAGTACCGAGGCCACTGAAACTCTTCTCAGAATCTTCAGCGGCCTCGGCGGCATCTTCCAGTTCCTCACCCATGTCATCGGCTTCCCTGGAGCAATCGTCCAGTTCACGCTCCATGTCATTAAGGGCAGCTTTGGCATTATTCAGTTGGATCTGCCAGCTTTGTGTCCGGCGGTCGTTCTCACCGAAGGACTCGGTGGCATTGTCCAGAGCCTTCTGGAGCATTTCGATCTTCTGCTTCTGAGCGTCGATCTGGGTGGTGAGGGTCTTAGTCCTTGCCGCCAGAGCTTCCGCAGAATTATCGTTTTTACTGAACTGGGACTGCACCAGCTTCATTTCAGAGCCGAGGACTTTGAAGGACTGGTTGATATCACTCAGCGCCTTCTTAAACTCCTTCTCACCCTCAAGGCCAATTTTCAGGCCAAAGGTATCAGCCACGGACAAGCACCTCCTTCTCAGATGCCATCCGGGATGATCTCGTCAATGAAAACCTCCCGTTTGGGTCTGGTAATGCCGTTGTACTGCTTATGGCACTCCCAGAGATCCAGGAGCAAGCCAAAGGGCATCAGCCAGACTTCCTCCCAGGACAGACGAAGCTGTGCGATGCCGTAATAAAGCAGTCGGGTAAATAACTCCTCGTCACTTACCCGACTGCTGCGTTTTTTGTATCGTCCTCACTGACGATGTTTCGCTTGGTGCCCTTCTGCAGGGCTTCGGTGAT